CCCTAATTAGACCCTGCAAAACAGGATCAGCTGAACTAATGTTAGAATTACTAAACAGTGTGTCGGGGGCCCCACTAAGGGAAATTTGACACACCTGCTAACGGCACCTACCTAATAACCATTTGTGGCGGAAGTATGGAGTCTAATGGAAAAATATTTTTAATTGGTTTCGCTCCATAATCTTCTATCAATATCTGATCAATAAAATGGTTAGATAGGACGAACCCAAACCCCGCCGCCTCATAATAGGACGACAGTACTTGCAGTCCTCCGTCGATGTCATACCTCCTCTCTACTGACATATCAAGCAACTCTACTGAGTTGCTCAACATAGTCATCTCACGAAGCACATAACCTTCAAGATGCACATCAAATGACATCCTGGGTGCCATGAACTTTTTAACCAGACATCGGTACAAACAGTGGTTGCCCGAATGCTTAAAGGCTTGTATCAAAGCCGCATTAAAACAGTAAGCACGATCTTCCAAGGAACCTCTCCCTGGTAGATCATATGACTTCTGCCCTAACGTCCTTAACAAAACACCTAAACATAAGGTGGCATACCACTCTCCATCAACACCCAACGCTGGAAAAGTCTTGAGGAAGTCTACCTTCTCATAACAACCGACGAATACCGTCTCTGCCACGTAAGGAGCGCGCAACAAACGCTCCTGAAACCACACCTGCGTGGCAGATCTACGACGAATAACCCACCCTTCAAACAAATAAGAATATAATATAAAACTAGCATCAGTACCTGTCTTAGAAGTGCCTGCCCACCCTGAATAAAGATAAGACTCGATCGGCTTAATACGGTAAAAACCCCCGGATCGGCGGCGAATGAGAGCTACAGATTTCGTCTGTTTATACAAACTAGCCACTTCTTTCTTCCTTTCAATAGAAAAATGTGCCTTACCCACATCGAATGTAGGTTCAAGGATTGTGGTGTCACATTGGCTCAGATCAAGCTTAAAATACAAATATCCATCTAAGCATGGTATTGTACCCCAAGAATCATCACCACTGACAGCTACACAACAACCGAGAGGCATATACATCCTCCTATACATGGCTGTAAGCTCATCTAAATTCGCAGTAGGAACATAGGCTATATCTACATTTCCTAACCGCCACCCGTTTGGGTTTTCACCACAAGCGAGAATCTTTTTATTTTCCTTAAGTGGGACCAGCCCTGCTAAAGAGGCATTGATGCCAGCATCAGCTATAGTCCTGCCCGGTTTCCCATATTTGCCCAACTCCAACGGTTTCATCTTAAGAACCATTGGCGTAGCCTTTCCGCGATAATC